CGGAGAATGGAGAAGAATAAAATTAAAACCGGGTGTAACAGCCCGGCTTTTAAATAACAATTAACAGGAGGTAAGTATATGAGCATCAAAAAAGCATTAGTTATCGCTGTATATGGATTAGATGACGCTGATACTGTTACTCGTAGGGATGTTAAACAGATGGTTAAACAGTTGGTCAGTGATGGTGAAGTGGATATAGAAGGATCCAGAGCCGGTACTTTTGACAACTGCATACAGATATTTGTCCCAATTACTACAGCCTCATCTAACCTCACGTACAAAGGATTAGATGACGCTGATACAGACACACCCTATCGCCGTGTTATCGTTCACCAATTTATTCGCAAGGGCATAGAAGGGCTCGCATTTGTAGATGGGATTGAAGATCAGTCAGAGTTAATGCGGGATCAGACCCACCCAATTGATGATTAACTCTCAGAGATGGTAAGTAAAAGGGAGAAGGGCAGTCGCTCTTCCCTCTTTTTAGTAAAACAGAATTTTAAACGCTACGAAAGGAGGTGAAAAATGAAACAGTATCATAAAAATCCACGGAAAATCACTGACGCACAAAAAAAGGCTTTGGAACGCGACTTAAAGGAGCTCGGTGATCTCAGCGGCATTGTACATGACGTCAATTCCGATGAAATTATTGGTGGCAATCAAAGGTCTGGGGTTTTTAAAATCAATGAATGTCAGATAGAAATCACGGCTGAGTATGATCCACCCACTGCCACCGGCACAATTGCGGAAGGAAATGTTGTCTGGCAGGACGAGCGGTATTCATACAGAAAGGTAAATTGGACCCCGAGACAATGTGAAAAAGCAAATATTATTGCTAACTCGGCGGGTGGAGACTGGGACTGGGATATATTGGTGGAAGACTTTCAGGTAGACGATCTGAAAGATTGGGGATTTGAAAAAAATGAATTGCAAGTTTTTGACAACTCTATTCCAAAAGCAAGAAAAGATATTGAAGAAGGGTGGTTTTTGAGTATTGAGCTCGGGTCAGAAGCTGAGTGTCAGGAATGGTACGAAAAGTTGAAAAGCGAGAATCTGAAAATAAAAATTGTACAATAAACAAAGGAGGAACGTATGTCACAATTACAAATTTTGCAGAAAGCGCGGAACGAGTTAAGAGAAATCAGGAAAATACTGAAAACAGAATCTGCGGAAACCATGGGGCAAATCGTAGGACGACTGGTTGCTGCCGAGTTAAAGCGCTTACAGAAGGTGTAGGTGATCAAGGGGCCATTAAAACTGGCCCCTTTTTTTCTTCTATGCAAAACCGCAATTTTGTGCTATATTTAATAGTAGCAGTACATTTAAATTAATAATCTCTTAATTGCGGTACACCTATTTTTTAATTGGTACAGACAAGGACAGAGTACAATGGCCCCCAAGAAAGACCCCTCGTATGACCACCTGGCCTGCCGTACACATTGGACACATAAAAAAGATGACTAAAAAAAAGCGGTTTATAGCAGAATTTAGAGCGCACCTGGGCCTTATTACCCCTACTTGCCGAGCCACGACTATTGCCAGGCAAACTTATTACGATTGGATTAAAGCCGACCCGCAGTTTGCCGAGGAGTGCAAAATAATTAGTGAAGAACAAATTGATTTCGTAGAATCGAAGCTAATGGCACAAATCAAGGGTAATAATATTGCTGGCATAATATTTTATTTGAAATGCAAAGCTAAGTCCCGGGGCTATATTGAGAGGTCTGAGCATCAGATGCTGGGAGAAATGAAAATTGTGGTTGATGTTGACGAGGACGGGTAATGGAAGTTCAATTTCTTAAGAGCAAATTTAATTCGGCATTTTACCCATATCTTAATTGTGACACGCGGACGCAAATATTTTTTGGCGGGGCTTCTTCTGGTAAAAGTTATTTCATCCTTGGCCAGCGGACAATTTATGATTTATTGAAGGGTGGACGGAATTTTGTGATAGCAAGAAATACGGCCAAGACCAATCGAACATCGACATTTAATGAGGTTACTAAGGCGCTACATAGGACAAAAGGACTGGCCCCTTTATTTGATGTACAGATATCTCACTTGACAATTACAAATAAAATTAACGGGTGCCAGGCATATTTTCTGGGTCTTGATGACGTAGAAAAAGTTAAATCGATAACTCCGCAAATTGGGGCAATAACAGACATCATTGTAGAGGAGTGTACAGAGACCAGCTACGACACGGTCAAAAAGTTATCAAAGAGATTGCGGGGTCTCACAGGGGGAATAGCTAAGCGACAAACTTTTCTTTTCAACCCTATTTATAAGACACATTGGTTATATGCAAATTATTTTGATGGACGGTTTTCCGAAGGTGACACGGTTTTCCATGATGATAATCTCTTAATACATAAATCAACATATCTGGATAATTTAAATTATCTTGAGCAGGATGACGTTGATGAGCTGGACAATGAAACCGACCCTTACTATAGCGATGTATACAGTCTTGGCAACTGGGGATTATTAGGGGACCTGGTATTCAAGAAGGGTGTTCACTGGCAAACGCGGGATTTATCTGGTGTCCGAGATAATTTTCACAAATGGAATAATGGCCTTGATTTTGGTTTCACTAATTCTTCCACGGCCCTGGTGAGGTGCGTAGTACACGGAAATGAGATTTTTGTTTTTGATACAATCGGAGGACGGGGCTGGGATAATCAAAAGATACATGATGAGATACACCCAATTATTAACAATGAGTACATATACTGTGATTCCGCGGAGCCTAAGAGCATTTATGAATTGAAAAAATTCGGTACCAGGGCCCTGGCGGTAAAGAAGGGGAAAGATTACCTTGTACATGCAATACAGTGGATACAGCGGCATAAGTTGATTGTTGACACTGCGTGCCAGGGGCTTATTAATGAATTGAGTCTATTTCAATGGATGAAAGACAAGGAGGGTACCGCAATAAATAAACCGGTAGATAAAAATAATCATTATATAGATGCCCTGCATTACGCTTTATCGGACGCTATTCATTCTGTGCGCGGCAGTGGTGCAAAAGTAAAATATTAGAAAGAAAGGAAAACTATTATGACAGTATCAACAACAGATTTGTCAGGGACAGGGACAGGGACAGGGACAGACAGAAACAACTATAAGGCGGTTTCTAAGATCAATGTGTATGATTTTCTCACCCAGACATACCAGGGTTCAGGGATATACCGTACTGGCACAGGACTGGTACCACACGCCCGGGAAATGGATTATGCATCACGGTGCGAGGTGGCGTTCTATAAAAATTATCTGCGGCCCATCGTAAGGGCCATGGTGGAGCCCGTGTTCACTGAAGAAGCGGTGAGAAAAATAGAGGATGAGACGGGCACTGAACAGACTGATACTATGCTGAATGCGTTTATACTGGATGCCGATAATGACGGGGGCAGCCTTCAAGACGTTGTTGAAGATGTTGTTACTCAGGCACGGTTACACGGCTTATCTTTTGCAGTTATAGACAACTATCCGGCAAAGGACCTGGCGCCGACGGTGACCGAAAATATTGCCAATCGAACATACCCGTACTGTTATCTACGGAAGGCCAATCAGGTTTATGCCTATGAATTAGATCGGTTTGGTAAACTGGAAAAGATTGCGTTTTATGACACAGCGATGCCGAAGACTTCGGCATCGCTGGTGAACAAAACTGAGGAGGCTACAACAATCTCATATATCAGGGAGTGGGATAAGGAGAAGGTTCAGCGATGGAGTAAAGGGCCGAAGGACGCAAAGTTCAAACTCGATGGCCCTCCTATCCTGCATGGGCTTGGGCGTATACCGGTTATTGTATTGTATTCCGTGAGACGCAATGATAAGAGTGTTCTTTTGGTTGACCCGCCCTTATATGATATTGCAAAACTTAATTTTACACTATTCAACAAGGATTCTGAAATCCGGGAAATTGAACGGGCACAGGGTTTCTCATTCCTTTATGCACAGGGAATTGAACCAGGCGATTTAACAATCGGGACAAATAATTATCTCAATTTACCGGCTGAGGCTTCAATCCCGCCTGGCTATTGTAGTCCTAACCCGGAAATTGAAAAGACGCTGATGGCCAACTCTGATGCGATACGGCAAGCAATTTATACTATTGCGGAGCAAAATGGTGTCACTGGGGTTACCGATCAATCGGGTGTA